TTACGTAGATTCTTAGGACATCCTACGTTAGTTTATCAACCATACGAATATGGAGATAACTATAAAAAGAAAACGTGTGTATGGGGATTCTTTAATATACCAAAGAAGAATCCTATCGAGTGTACGATGCCAAAGTTTGACAAGTTAAAGACCAAGCAGATACATTACGATGGGTACGAACATTTAACTAGGCAAGAGCGTAGAAGTATATCGTCCCCTAGTTTTGTAAAAGCATTTTATAAGGCTAATAAATAATGCTACGTGAAAAGATACATCAGCTACGGGGCGAGGGATATAGCTACAATGCTATTTCTAAGCTCTTAAGATGCTCTAAATCAACGATTAATTACCATTTGGTACTTGGGGCTAAAGAAAAGATTTTAGCTCGAAATAAGCGATATAAGTGGAAGAAGAAAGTTGATGAATATAATCTTGGTTTGCGTGAAAGATACGAATGGAAGTACGATTATTTATTAGACAGGCAGTGCGTAGTATGTGGCGAGAGTAATCCATTGACATTGCAATTCGACCATAGAAGTAAATATATTAAGACGGATAACATGGCAAATCTTTTTCGGAACAAAATAACAATTAAAGAGTTAGAGAAAGAGGCAAAGAAATGTAGAGTGTTGTGTGCTAATTGCCATCAAGTAAAGACAGCAAAAGAAACGAACAGGGTGTTTTATCAGATATGTATGGAGAGAAAGATAGAAGATTTTATACGAGATTGCGGCAGGTAATGTTTAGGGTATGGACACAACTAAAGTAGTATTGATTAATTGAAGTTAATTTCACAAATAACAACAATCAGTTTGTACCCTAAAAAATATTTTGGAACTTTATTGAAACTTAATAGTTATAAGAGTATGGGTATCATTATTGAAAGTAAAAGTAGGACAGAAATTGTCAGGGTGTTAGAAACCTATCTTGATACCCTTTTAACGAGAGCCTCTGTATTCAGATGTGTGTTGGGCAGTCTGGACCCTTCAGAGAAAACTGAAGTCTTGCTCAAAGGTGCACTAAGGCAAGAGAACAACCCACAGGGGCTCTTAAATTTAAGGAGAAAGATATGAGAAAGAATAGTGTTAAATATCTAGAGAGACTGGTAAAAGAAGAAATGAATAAATACAAGGTAGCTTTGAAAGATTTTAGATTTAGAGAGCGTGGCATTGAGAAGATTGTAAATGACGTAATACCAAAAGATGCAGACACGCTGGTAAAGATAGGCAACAAAGCCAAGTGGCTTATGAATAACGTGCCGGAAGATTATAGATACGGAGAAATGATTGAGATTAATAATGCAATCGCTAGTAACTTACACGAACATTTACAGCGAACAGCAGAACAATACATAGGTGAATTATGATAGGTGGAGACAAGACAGCAGTAGAATGTCCGGAATGCAATGAGACATTGGTCTGGTGGGAGTACGGAGATTCTGGAGACCATTCAGATTGGGGCATGGGTTGTGAGAATACAGAGTGCGAAGGCTTTGAGGTACAACCACACGATGTGTATAGTGCAATAGTAGCTGAGGCAGAAAGAAGAATTTAAATAGGTGCGTCTCTCTCTCCGGCGATGGGGGTTTTGTATTATTTTCCCCGCTTTGTTACATCGCTACACAACGCACCTGCAGGGGAGGGTTTAGTATTTCCCCCTCCCCTCAAACTTTAATCAACAAGAAAGGGATAATATGCTAGTCAAAGACTTTTTTAAATGGGCACGTAAGGAATCTGAGATAGAGCTAGACTTGATGGAAAAGAAGGGAATCGAATACACAATTTCAGATAAGGATAAATTGGCTAATTTCAAATCAATCGGGCAACGGCTGCGATGTCAACCGGAGTTTGTTGCGATGGTGTATTTATTAAAACACATGGATAGTGTAAGGAACTACGTATTAGAAGGAACAGAAGCATCTAACGAGCCAATAGAAGGCAGGCTCAGAGATATACGTAATTATTGTTTACTGCTAGGTGCATTGATAAAAGAACGTAAAGAAGAGAAGAAAGGATTTAAGAAAGAATCTAGAGACTTTTTTAAGCTAACGGATAATTATATTAGCGACCTGAAAAAGAAAAATAAAAAGAATGATAAATCCTAATTTACTCCATGAGGAATTTAACATTCTTGATATGGCAAACAGTTTAGATGATTTTGAGTTAGAAATCGAATTAAAAACCACAGAGTGTATTTGGAAAAGTTTTGAGATTTTAGATAGGACATTTTTTGATGAAATGTACGAATGGTTTTACGAAGAAAAGAACGCATTTGATAAATGGGAGGCGTTAAGTGATAGTAAGCTAGAAAGAATAAGTGATATGTGCAGTGCGATTCAATTAGAAGCTATAATTTTTAACGACTTACAAAGATAAATTTGTAAAAACAAAAAAAAGAAGGGAACAAAATAAGATGGGCATAGTTAAAGACTTATGTTTACTATTTGTGTATGAATGTAAACGTAATAAAGAATTTATTTTAGGAATGATAATAGGAATCATTATCGGTAAGATAATATAGAAAGGTGTATAGTGTTAGCAAACTACGATAAGATTATAGAACAAATACAAGCAGAGATAAAGCGTATACGAGATGCCAACAAAAAGTTACTACTTAAAAATAGCACGTTGCAGTACGCAGAGAATACAATGTATTTAGCAGGTCTTTACAAGGGACTAAGCATCATAACTGACCACGTGCGTGACGAATTAAACGAGCTAGATAAGTGGGCAGACGATAAACAAAATGACATTTCTGCTTGAATATGGCAAGAAACGATGTAAATTCCGGAATAATCAGCAATTATTTAGGAAAGGTTATGTTGTTAAATAAAACTGCAATTAGAAAAATGTTTCACGATGAGGGCATACAAGTCAATGTCCTCGCACTCAATATAGTAGAGCGTCTTGTTAGATACGTGATAGAGTCTATGATTATTGGTGCAAAGTTTAAGAAAGTAAAAAGGGTTAAGCCTAGCAATATACAGAAAATATCTGATGAGGAGATAAAAGCTATGCTTATACACATGGATGATAGACCTTTTTAAAATATACGATGACTACATCATGGACCTCAAGGGCGAGAACTATGACGCCAGATACGAGGGTAAGGACGAATGGTTTCACGCATCTGGTGCAGGTTTGTGTATGCGTAAACATTACTATGCACAGATAGAAAAGCTACCGACCGGAGACAAAGACTCTAACACGATGCGACTCTTCAGGCTTGGTGACTTGGTTCACGGAGATATGCAAGAAGCGTTAGAAAGATACGCAAAGAAGAATGGGTACGAGGTCCACATCGAGACAGAGATTCTGATTCCACGATTAAATGTACGTAGCTTTGTAGATGCTATGATTCTAAAGGATGGTGCATTGTACGATATTAAAACCTGCAACGATTTCAAGTGGCAATCCATCTTTGGCAGGTACGGAAGTAAAGAGGCGCCGCAGAACTATGCGATTCAACTAGGAACCTATGGTCTTTACTATCGTGAAAACAATATAAAGATAAATAAGATGGCATTACTTTTTTATAACAAGAACAACTCACGTGTAAAAGAGTTAAAGGTGCCGAGAAAGTATATTGATATAGCAGAAAGGTATTGGCTAAAAGTAGAAGAATTATTTAAAGACGGCTTACCACCTATACAGAAAGGTTTCTCTCCGGTAGAGGATTGGGAGTGCAACTCTAAGTATTGCTCGTTTTACGAGGCTTGTGGTGGAGGCATAAAAGGAATACAAGAAAGGGAAAACAAATGGACCAAGAGGTAGATTGGGAGAAGGTGAATAGAGGCAAGGTGCGATATGGATTTGCACTAGAATTATACAAACAAGGTAAGCAACTAAAACCAACTGAAATAGCAAAGATAGAAGCGTTTGTAGGATACGTAATGAACGGCGTGGATGAGGATAGTCCACCAGATAGACCGGTTGTTAAGAAGCCATACATGGACAAAGAGCAGTGTAAGAAAGTATTAGAGACAGAAAAAGAAGGAACCAAGAAGTTTGTAGAGGCTATGATTCATCTAGATATGGATGGTCTCAAGCAAGAGGATTCAGATAAGGTCTTAAAAGCGTTAGCCGATGGCAAGATTACAATGGACAATCTTCAAGCATCGCTAGATAAGATGCACGAAATAAGAAAATCTTATAAGTAGATGTCGGGCGACTCCTACTACATACCAAATAGGGATAGTGCGGATTCTCGCATACCCTCCGGAGAATACAAAGCTATGATATGCGACATAGAAGTTATGAAGGATATGCGTTGCGGGGGATTCATAGCTGACGTATTTAAGCCGGTCTATCGTATCAAGCATTCAGAATACGATGGAACAGAAATAAAAGATAGCGGGCTTTTTAGATATAAAGAAGTGCAAGGCTATCAATTCAAGCCAAACCGTAATTGGGGATTTGCTAAGTTCTGCCAAACTCTTGGCATACAAAAGAACGATAACAACAAAATGTCTTTACCCTACTTACAGCTAAGTATGCTAACAAACATAGATATAGTTATTGATGTTACTTACAAGAGCTTTGTAAATAAGGAAGGTATCAATGTGAGCTACCCCGTAGCGGTACTTAAAAAGAAAATAGAGGAGGTTCCGTTTTGATACACTGGAACAAACTAAAAATAAAGCCAACAGATGACATGACAGATGTGGATGTCAGGGATTTTGTAGAGTGGGTAACAAAAAAAGCAGAAAGACTTGGATTTAGTGTAGAGTTAGATTTGTACAAAGAGTCTGGCTCTGGGTCCTCAGAAGCAGTGAGTCCCAACCCGTTGGCTACCAATGAAAGCGATTAAAGTTATCTTGAATCAAGGACAGCTAAAGGATATTACCAAACAGGTAAGAGACGATGGAGGTGCAGACTACCGGTTTGATGTAAACCTTTTGGAGGGTAAGCTGTCCGAAAATAAATGGGCAGAAATGTTAGAGACCATTGAGTTTAAGAAAGATTACAAGGCATGGGACACAGGTAATATAGCTGTAGAATACAGCAACAATGGAAAGCCAAGTGGTATATCTGTTACAGAGGCTAAATACATTGCTTATGTTCTTGTAGATGAAAAACAAAATGAGAACATAGCATTCTTTGTAAAGACAAAAGTATTTAAAAAGATGTGTCGTAAATATTTAAGGCACCCACAAAGAGATATAAAAGGTGGTGATAATTTTAGCTCTAGTTTGATTCTGCTGCCGATTAAAGAATTGTTAAATCCTAAATTTATATTTGAATCAAATGATGATGAGAAAGAATGGGAGTACGGCTGTAGAGGATGCGAATTCAAGTATTTATCCAAGTCAAAGACACTGTTTAAGTTGTGCCCACAATGTTTAGAGAAAGATAATAAAATTAAGATGGAGATATTTTGAAGAACAAACACAAGACCAATAACAAAGACAGAGACAAGCAGATTACACACTTGTTTGAAAGAGTGTATGGCTTAGGTCAAGAACTGCGGATGGTAAGGACCCTTTTAGAAAACTATATAATATGGAATGGCGATGTCGAAAAATTCACAAAATACCTACAAGAAGACCAAGAAAAAAGAGAATCAGAGACGGGGAAGAAGAAACCGTCAAAGAGGAGCAGAGCTACAAAGGCAAGCAGTAAATCTAGCTAAAGAATTTAAACTAGAGGCTTTCAATCGAGACAGAGGTGGAGCACAACACGAGATGGGTGACATAGAGATTGAAGGTAGTTACTACGGATGCAAGAGAAGAAAGTCTATTGCGACTTGGGTAAAGCCAGAGAAAGAAGAAGTGGGCGTGGTAATACGAGAAGATAGAGGCGCACCATTTATGGTGGTCCCACTAGAGCACTACTTGTTCTTAGTGTCACTTAGTAAAGAGAAGATTTAGCGGGAAAGATTAACAAAAGAAAAAGTTGGTTGGCGCTAACTAAAACTTTAAACAATCTGTGGCGTAAAAGTAGCCCGCTAAAAATTAACAAACGAAAGGAGCCAAGAATGGCATTTGAACATAAACCAAATACTGCTACGGTATTTTTTAACGGAAAGAAAAGCGGTGAGAACCAACCAGATTTTACAGGAAAGGGTAAGGTTGGAGATAGCTTAATGGAGTTCGCTATGTGGAGAAAGAAAACTCAGAAGGGTGATGAGTATTTTTACATGAGTTTTAAGGAACCATCAGAAAAATTCGGCAATAAAAAGAGTAATGACGACCCTTTTTAGAAAAAGCTTGAATAAAGGCTGTAACGGGGGTAATTTCGCATTATCCCCCACAGCTATATATTGTATCAAAATATTATTTTTATCGTCATATAAGCTAAATTAGGGGGTGTTTTTGTCCACAAGTTTACAAAAAAATACAGAAAGTAAGTCATTGTTCATAAAATGCCCTTTAATAGATTCTAAGTGCGCAATGTGCGGAGAATCTAGCTGGAATCCTATGACGGACACCTACGATTCTGAAAGTTATTTACATTGCGGAATGGTTTCAGGCTACGAAACAAGAGTCAATTTATTAGAAAAGTGTTGGCTTGAAATGGAAAAGAAAGAACAGGCTAAATTTAAAAAGCAAAAGAAAAATGAATACTATGCTTTAAATCCTAACAAGATGAAAGTTACACCTACTAAGGGTTTATCTGTTTCTTATATTTAGTTAGTAGTCTTTGATTAATAGCTTCTGGTCCTATATCTTCATAAGTCAGTATTCTTTCTGGAAAAGAATTGTTCCATTGTTTTATTAATCTATTAGCAAAAGCATCGTCTCCATCTATCATAGCATCAAGAATCTTTGCACGAGTTCTTCCTAATCTAAACTTTACATAGTCCTGCCTTTGCTTTGGGGTCTCAAACCTTTCCAAGACTCTCCTAGCGGCACTACCTGCCATGGGTGCTATATTTCTTACGCTTCTCTGTAAAGTAATTCCGGTCGGTCCAAAAGTTTCAATATCTGTTATTAGCTTTTGCAAAGCAGTATATGCTTTACCTGCGTCCTGTATGATTGCAGGTTTAGCTGCAAACTCTAAAGCTCTCCATCTACTTTCACTAGCAAGGATATCCCCAACTATTCCCATAGCACCTACTGAAGCTAGGCTGTCTATATAATCTGCAAGTGTAAAATTTTTACCATCAATAGAGTAGGAATATCCTTCACTGTATACGTCTTTAGCTGTACCAATCTCTTGACCAAATATACTATTGTCAAATTTTCCTGATAATAAATCAGCCAATCCATTCCTAGCCCAGCCTACAAACTGACCACCTGCAAACCCAGCTATGCCAAGTCTTAAAAGTATTGCCAAATTTCCTTGGCTAACTTCTTTTCTAAGCTCTCCTTGTAACCACTCAAACTGTCTATATCCAAATCTTTTAAACAAAACAAAAGGTTGGAATCTGGGGTCGTTAAAAAAAGCTGGCTCTCTGAAGACATTCTTTTGCAACTGAGTATCCCTAGCAAATTCATACATTGCACCAGCTAGGTTTTTTTGTGTGAGTTTTTTATTAACATTTTTAATACCCATCTGCTGTAAATTAGTCTTAGCCCATTCTCTTCTAAGTTTACTAGAAGATGTTCTAGCTATTTTTTGCCATCTTAAGGCAGCCTCATACCCTGTGTATGCAGATATTAATTTATTAGCACTGTTTATACCTTGGAATCCACTTTTTCTAGTCAGCCAATCTGCTGCTCTTGCCGTAAAAGACATATCATCTGGATTAAAGCCAACAAGCATGGCGTTTAATTCTAAGCCGTTTTCACCTGCATACTTTCTTATTCTTTGTCTATAAAGAGTATTGGTCAAATAATTATAAGTACCCTTTATAAATGGCGCATAGCCTGTCTTTAATACACTAGATATAAAAGGCTGTGTGAGGTTTGGTATTGTAGCAAACCCTAAACCTATCTTAGTTGCGACTTGTATATTGACTAAATCATTAAATATATTTTTTGTTGAGGGGCTCCAGTTATAGTTTTTATCTAGCTCTATAGACCCTGTTATTGCTCCTAATGCCTTGTAAAGAATCTCACCTTCCTTGTGCCCACCTAAGCTTTTTAGGGCGTTAATCTTGTCATGTATAATCTCTCCATTTACACCAGCGTTCTTAACAAAACCCTGTCTCTTTGACGCCTTACCTATGTATTTTGTAAGCACAATACCAGCATCTTTTTCATAAAAATAATCTGGTAAACTGATTGGCTTTCTATTTACTTCTAAATTTTTAGCTGTAAATACAATATCTTTTATAGCTTCTCCTCTTAAGACTTCAAAAGCCCTAGAGTTTGTAGAAGGCAAACCTAAACTGGTAAGTTCTCCCTTAATATGCTGTATAGCTCTTAAGGTATCATCAGATATTTTTTGATTATTCAAAGCGTTCGTCAATCTTTGTTCAAAACCGGGTCGCTGTTCTAGTTGAAACTTCATGATGTCTATATCAAAATCACCACCAAGCTTTGCTATATCGTCCCTTACTTTTTTAAGTAAATCCCCTTTTATCATTTTTGAAAGGTAAAAATCTTCATAAGAAGCTACAGGGACTCCTAATTCTTTTGATTCATTGTATACCTCATCAAGTATTTTTCTGTAACCCTTTACTCTGTTCTGAGCTTTCGGGTTTTGCAAGTCTTCAGCTAGTTGTATTCTTTCTTCTTTGTTTAAATTTTTTATACCCTTGACTCTTTTGCCCTGTCTGGTAATGTAAACAGCTTCTGATGTTAGTTTGTAATCATACCTCCTGAGAGACTTTGCTCTATCTATGTCTATATTCTGTATTACCCTTTGAATATCTTTAAAACCAACTTGAAATTCTGGAGCTTTTACCCTTGATGTTATTGGTAAAGTGCTAGTCAATATTTTATAAGCAAAGTCTGGCAAAGCTTTTTTGAATATAGAATCTCCGGACCATTCTGTTATATCCATGCCTTGGTCTCGTAAGCTTTTCATAGATTTTTCTAGGTAGTCTATCCTTTCAATGTCTCTTAGTGTTTTTAACCGTGCTTCATAATTATCTTTAATTAAGTCGTAATTTGTACTTATTACATCTTTCTTCTTTGTAGACCTATTTATAGATTTTTTTTGAGGAAAGTCCTCTCCTGCGTTTCTATTTATTATTCTTAGTAAAGTATCTTCTGATATGTTATTTTCTTTTACAAGTTTAAATGTCTTGCCCCTAATAGTGTCGTCTACATTCTTACCTTTTGAATCTTGAAAAAGCCTAAAGCCTCCATCTTTTGTACTCGCAAAAAAAGCAGACCTAGATATTTTTTCTATTTTATTAGTTCCAACTTCTCTAACAGATATATCTTCAGCATTAGCCTCATCAAAAACATCTTTAGTTAGTTTAACTTTTCTTTTACCATCAGTCCATATCTGACCCGCTAGGTCTTTTTTAAGTTTTACTTGCAGTTCTGATTCTGCTGTAGACCTGTAAAGAGTTTCTAATTCTTCTGGTTTTAAATTTCTGCTTCTTGGATTAAATATTCTTTTTGCTGCTGCGGTAGAAAGAGTAAGACCGCCTATAGTTCCAGCTGCCCTAATGTATCCTTCTGCTGTAGGTAGTTCACCTTCAAGTAAAATAGGCTCTGCTGTACCAAATACACCAACCTCGGTTCCTTTTTCTACAGCAAAGGCTGTTCTTTTCCCTAAGCCTTTGTCTTTTGCAACAGCTTTTGAAGTCACACCTAGTGCAGCACTAGCTCCCCCCAATGCACCACCAACAGCTGCGTCTTTTAAGGTTCTAGCAAAGTCTATATCACCTTCAGTGACTTGCTGTCCGAGGGCAGACTGTAAACCAGAATAAAAACCGAGACCAGTAGCCCCAGTTACAGCTTTGTCTCTTGCCTGATTAAATACTCTTGTGGATGCTTTTTTGACACTTTGCTCTGCTGCCTCTTTGCTCAAGCCTGATTTTACCATAGCGGCAACTGCTTTTTTTGAAGAAGCTTTTAACGCTAAACCTCCTACACCGCCACCTAATGCCATAGCAGCAAAATCTGTAGGAGTTAAAAAGCTTACAATTCCAGCGCCAATATCTTCTAACATACTAGGATTATAATTAACGTCAGTCTTAAAGACAGGCTTACCGTTAATAATTTCCTGAGCCATACCTTCTATACTTTGGTTGTACCCCTGTTTTACCCAGTTTGGTAACCACCTACCCGGAATAAAACCATATAGCTTTTCGTCTTTAGGCTTGCCGCCCCCTATCCCTTGTAAAAACTGTAACTCTTCTGCATTTATTTTAAAATTAGCCATTTACATTAAAGAGTTGGAAAACCTCTTTCTGGGCTTAAAATACTTAACGCACCTCTATTCTGACGTAAAATTCTGTCTGCCTCAGATAAGCGAGATTGTTGTAGTTTTATTTCATCGTCCAAAACGCCAACATTTAACTTAAGTTGCTCTAGTCTTTTTTGGTCAGCATTGCTTAACTGCCCTACTCTTTGTGTCTGCTCTAATCTTTTGATTTGATTGTTCAAGGCAGTTCTCCTATTAGAAGCTAAGTCTCTAGCAGCTCTGGCTTTTGTACCTGCTTGTCTGGCTTCAGCATCCGTTAAACCTCTTTGCTTGGCGACATTTGAAGACTCTACTCTTAAGTTATTTTCGTATTCTTCTATAAAATCGTCAGACAAGATATCTTCTAAGCTTTGTGCACTAGCAGGTGGTTCCTCGTCTTTTTGTTCTGATTGAACTCCTCTATACTGGTTACTAGCATCGCTTATAAATTTATTATATCTTTCTATAATTTGAGCCGACTGCTCTGGGGTAGACATGGGGTTTAATAGAGCTGTCTCAAATGCCTTATTTTGAACTGCGAACCCGGGAACATCCATAAGCTCAGAAAGCGTTACTGTTTTTTCTTCTAAGGCGTTCTTCTGAGATTGCACCACTGCATTGTACTGAGGGGAGCCAAACTCTAATTTTTTTAACAGGTTAGGAGCTTCTAAAAGTATTTGGTCACTATCTGTAATTCCTTGAAAATTAGAGATTGATGATTCTATGTCCGCCTCTCTGTCGCCTTGTGCGTTTAGCTGGTTAGCTAATTCTGTTTGCCCATATTGTTTAGCAATTGCTGCTTTTTGATAAGGTTCGTCAACTTGATTTATTAAAGTGTTCATCAACCTGTTTCTTGCTTGTTCTTTTTGAAATTGAAACTGCTGTTCCTGTCTTTTGTTTTGAATTTGCAACTGTCTTTGGTTGGCTTCAAAATTTCTTTGGTCAATGGCTAGTTCTTTATTTCTAACATCTTGCCTTTCTCTGGCTCTTATGGCTTCTCTAGCAATACTATCTAAATTTCCGATACCCCTTGCTAGGGTAGGTATTAAAGTGTCACCAAATTCTGGTCTATGTCCGGGCATTTTTTACTCCTTGTAATCTTTTATCCACCGTATCTACGCCTTTCATCTCTATCTCTCTGTCTGTTGTACTCTTCTTCCGCTTCTTGTACAGTAATATTTTGTTCGTTAGCTATAGCTAGTATATCTTCAGGTGCAGTTTCAGTCGTTAAATCTTGTGAAAGGTTTGTTCCAAACTCAAACTGACCCGACCTTTCTATATCTCTAATAGCTCCAAGTAAATCAGCTTGAAACCCTTCTATAACTCCACGTCTTTGTCTAGCAATATCTGTTCTTAAATCTCCTAATGAGGTAGCCATTTGCCTTTGACCTATACCACTTCCAGAAAAGCCTCTTTGTCCTGCCGCTTGCATAGCTTGACCTCTCATGTCTCTTAATGTTTGCTGACCAGATGTTTGTATATCTCCTAACTGCTGTGCGTAACCCATACCAAACTGCGGTAACTCGCTCATGTATTGTTGCAGTTTGGGGTCATTTGCTATGTCTTGCATACCTAACTGTCCTAAAGCACCCTGTATAGTCATGGCAGTGCCATACCCGGGAACCGTGCTGGGTGGCAAGGTTGGGGGTGGTGGGGGTG